TATCTGGACGGTGGGACCGGGGAAGTACATGCAGTCGTGGTGAGACTCTATAGAGCAGTTCTACGGCAGCCTCAGTCAGAAGGGGAATTGGAACTCGTCAACGCTGTTTCCGAACTCACGGAAGACTTTGCCGAGGACTACACCTTGGGGACCACTGTTAGGGAGATTGATCTAGCTGCTCAGTTCGGAGAAGGCATTAGTGCTGAGTGGGGGCATGTGGAGGTTAGCGGGTCCATGTTTCGGGTAGTGGACATAACCTTGCCCCTGGTGGTGGACGACTCAGCGACGGCGGCAGCATGAACAAGACGGACACTCTGTATCAGGTTTGCAATATCCAGGACGTTTGCTGGCATGACCCAGTGCTGCGTTGGCTGAATGAGCGGGGCGAAGACTGGCGCTGGTTTGAAGATGACTTGTTCACGGTGCCAGAAGGACTGCAGGCCAGCGTGGTTGACGAGTGGATACGGCGGGGATTCTTGGAGGTAATACGTGGCTAAGAAGTACCTGGTAGGAAACCCCCGAGGTATTCCCGAGGGCACGTGCATCTTATCTTTCAGGACTGCGCCGGACGTTGAGGACTTCTTCGATATGTTCGAAGGGGACAAGTGGGTCCGGCCAGCACAGGTTGACGCCAAAGAAGAAAAGGAATTGATCCAGCGTGGGTTTCTTGTTGAGGTAGCCTAGTGGCCAAAAAGAGTGGAATTGGTGGTCGATTCTATTTCGGTGGGTTTGACCTATCCGGCGATGTCTTGACACTCGATACCGTCGCTGGGGCACGCACGGTCCTAGAAGTGACCGGTCTGGACAAGTCGGCGGTCGAGCGGATACTCGCTAAAACCAGCGGCGAGATTGGAGTCACCGTCGCATTCAACGATGCGACTGGTCAGAACCATCCAGCCTATAAGGGCTTGCCCACCACCGATGTCATCGCCATGTACTGCCAGAGCAACGTCGTGGGTGATGCTGTGGCGATGCTCTTGTCAAAGCAGATCAACTTTGACTGGTCACGGGGCGCTGATGGCTCATTGATTGGGTCGGTGCAATGTCTTAGCAACACAGCCCCGCTAGAGTGGGGGACCACGGTCATTATCCTCACGACGGTCAGCAGCACGGGTGACTCCGCATCACAGGATAATGGCGGGTCGAGTTCGGCTGGCGCAGCGGCAGTCTTTCAGTGTACTGCCTTTAGCGGGACCGACTACACGGCCATTTTGCAGGACAGTTCCAATAATTCCACGTTCGAAACGTTGATTTCTTTCACCCAGATCACAGCGGTCAACAAGGCTGAGCGCAAGACCGTCACCGGAACGGTAGACCGGTACACCAGGGTCAATCACTCAGGAACCTTTACCAGTGTTGATGTCATCGTTGCGATCCGTCGGGGGACCAGCGACGATGCGGACGCTTACTGATGGCCATATTGATTAAAAACCCCCTCCACTTGGGAGCGCAAGTTTGGCGCATCACCCGAGGCATCGTGCGTCCATCGAGGCGACAAGATGGGCGGACTACAACGACCCTTGTCCCCGACCCAGCGTTTTGGGAACCTAAAAGTTGCCGGGACTACGGGTGTACTCACTACTTGCTGGGTTGGTCTACCACTACCGATCTTGGAACTGAACTTGGGATAGCTCAGGCTGATTACGTCCGCAAACGGTGTGGCCGAGCCTTCCGCGAATACAGAGACGAACATCTTCAAACAGTTCGGCACTTCGTCTTTGAGTCGGGTCAGCAGTGCTTTCGGGACCACCAGGGAGATGCTGTGGGCTTCGCTGCATCAGGCCCGCACTTAAAGCCGATTGACCGCGACCCGACGTTCAAGAACGCAATTCCTGGGCGCGACACCAGGGTAATGGACTATGACGAATATTTTGATACATTCAACGAAACTGTTGTGCGCATTACCCAGAAGCAACGAGAAGTTTAGAGTGCGGGCAATAGCCTTAGTAACCGATAGAAGAATTGCATGGTAACACAATCGAGGTCATGGGAGCCTATCTAAATGGAGGGACATCATCGCTAAAGAATCTGGATTAAATTGGACGACAGCTTCAAGAGATGACAGTGCTGGCCCCACGCTCCGGGCGTTGGTGAATGACATCCTAAACGTGGATTTCTCCACTCCCCGAGCGGTGCAAGAAACGACTGGCCTTGATAAATCGGCCATGGAGCGCATCCTGCTTTTGGGCGACTACTCCAGCACATGGGTCGGGGTATTCAATGACGCATCCAACACCGCCCACGACGTGCATAAAACAGTTGCCAGCGCCGATGTGACTCGGAGTGAGAGCTTGGTGGTCAGTGGGCAGACGCTCAATAACGAAGTCTTAATCACGGATTACGCATTGGCTAGGGCGTCTACCGGGGAACTTACATGGACAGCCCCGGCGGTACTCCAATCGGGTACTGATCCGACGTGGTCATAACCCTCTGGCATCGGTTACGTTGCTCGGCCCGGCAGCATCGCTACTGTGGTGCATGTCGGGCCTGGGAATGCTCGGCGGCGACGGAACACCCTGCGGGGTTTGCAATTCCCCAGGTGACGGCATTGCTCACGTTCGAAGGGACGGTCTATGAAGGGGCGGAGGTCCGGGTACTCTTAAATCCGAGCCAGGGCGTCGTACAACAATTGGACGGGGCACCGACGGAAGGCCAAGGCCGAGTCTCCTTCGGTGACACCATCCTGGTGGATTGGAACCTCTCTCGCGTGGGTGTTCCTGTACCCTGTGATGGGTTTCACTTCGCCCAGCAGCCTTGGGATTTCTGCCCCTTGGTGATTGACGCATGGAAGAACCTCATCGTTGCAAAGGCGCAACAAGAAACCGAATCAGAGGATGTTGATGTGCCCGTGCTCCCATCGAATGGGGTGCTGCCCCCGGAAGAATTGGAGCTAGCTAGTGTCAGCCAGGAGATAAGTCATGGCGGGTAACGAAGTCAGGATCAACGTCGTTGCCGACACGAAGCAAGCCCAGGCAGGAATGAAGGAAGTCCAGGGCAAGATTGGTGCTGTCCAGAAGCGAACAGGCGGCCTAGCAAATACGTTCACCGGACTGAATAAAGCGATGGCACTAGCCGGTATTGCGGGGATAGGATTGGGAGCGGTTTTCCAGCGGCTCGTCTCTGGTGCCAATACGGTAGCGAAAGCGGATGCGACCCTTGCTTTCACTCTTAGCAAACTCTCTGTCCGAGAACGTGCTACGTTTGATGCGATGCGCGATAGTATCAGAAACGCGGCAGCAGACTTTGGGGTGCTGCCGCGCGAAGCGGAGTTAGCGTTTGCCATTATTCTAGCTCAAACCCATCGTACTAATCTTAGTCTCGTTGAATTGGAAGGGGCCTTGGGGTTTGTCGCTCGTGGCGAAATGAGTGTTCAGGGAGCCGCGAATTTAGTCGCTAACGCTCTCAATGGACAAAGCGCCGCTATTCGTACTATTACCGGGGATTCGAAAGATTTAACAGCGGGCTTACTGGCTTCAGCAGCCACAGGACGGGAAGCAATAACCGCGTGGGATGAGGCATTGCTCACTGTCAGGGGGACGCTAGACGCAGTCGGTAGCACTGCAGGGGAGGTGGCTGGTCAAATCCTCAACTTTGGCCCTGATTTTAATGACCTCGCTGATGCTGTTAAAGGGACGTGGGGTGCCGTCAAAGAAGCAATCACTGGCACGGGTACGGCATCTGACATCGTTGCGGGTAAGATCGATGAAGTTTGGGCGAAGATGAACGCTACCACCGATGCTTTTATCGCAATGCGGGAAGAACTAAGGCTTCTTGAGACGGCGGGTGTTCTCGGTGGCCCAGGCCGTAGTCGCCCTACCCGTCCCGGTCCTGTAGTAGAAGGGGGTACGGGGGTAGCATTCGTTCCTAGGGTCGTAGTAGAAGGTGGAACGGGTGTCGGCCCTGGGCCTATCGTAGAAGGTGGCAGCGGAATAGCCCCGCCAGCCCCAGACCCCACTATCGGGTTCATCCCCATGCAAGCCTTCCCACATGGCGGGGTTGTCCAGGGCACAGGGAGCGGACACATCCCGATCTTGGCCCAACCAGGGGAAATTGTGTTACCGGCAGGGCAAGGCGGGGGGATGACGTTCGTGCTACAGGTACAGGGGGACATCGTAGTTGATGATGAAAACCGTATGGATAAGTTGGTTCGTGAGATCGAGCGTCTATTGACTCAGCGCAATAGAACGGGCCTGGGTATTTAATGGCTACCCCCAAGAACCTTGTTCGGATCGACTTTGACGAGGACGGCGACTTCAACGACGCCAACTCCGATGTCACGGCTGATGTGAGGACGTCTCTCCGTCTTGTCCAGGGCAAGAATGTAGCCAAGCACAAGGTAGAGGCGTCCCAACTTAGCTTCGCTTTGAAGAATACGGACCACAAGTATTCACCGCCTAAGTCAACCTCACCCTTTTTCCCGATGGTGCGACTATCCCCCATCGTGTGGTGGATGATGGGCTACCCGGTCGACACCTTTGACGCTAGCAACGGGACCACTCTATCGAGCAGGAAGCCTGATTTCGATTCAACTTTTGCGGCCTGGGGCGGGGACGCCGGGAGCTTTGAAGTAGATACCAACAAATTGAAATCTAGTAGTGCGGCGAACCTGACGGCTTCCCTGGAGTTCAACGAGGCTCACTGTTTCGTTGGGGTGAAGTTCACCCGGACCGGGTCCAATAGTGGGTTAGTCCTCCGGTGGTCAGACACGAGCAACTTCTATCTCGTGCGGTCGGATGGAAGCACCTTGTATCTCTCCAAGGTAGAAGCTGGGAGTATGACAACGGTAGCCAGCGCTAGCCACACTTGGACGGCTGCTGACGAGAAATGGATTCTCGCTGAGTGCCACGGGAATGATTTCCGGGTCTACGTTGATGATGTCCTGGTGCTGAGCGAGCTTGATGGGGCGACCAACGCCTTCAACAACACCGCCACAAAGCATGGGGTTGGAGGCCGGGCGACAGACGCCGCTGACCGTTGGGACGACTTCGGCGGCTGGCGGTCGATGTTCTATGGCCGAATAGACGACACGCAACCCAGGCCCAAACATGAACGGCAGTACACCTACATTACGGCTTTTGATGACATGGAGCGGTTGAGCAAACACCAGGTCTACCGATTGGCTCCCACAGCCCCGTCCTATGCCGAAGACATCCTGAAAGAGATCCTGGACGCAACCGACTTTTCGACCACCAACCGGATTATTAGTTTGCCCGATGTCTACGACTCCGAGCAGGGGACAGTGAGCGCCACAGGTACGGCATTATTTGAGTTGGATGATACAGGGCAAGACTTCCGGCGCGATTGGACAAACGGGACGTACTGCGTGCGGATCACCGATGCTTCGAAAACCACTGCGCTTGCTTGGATCGGCACGTCGGATGTAGACAGTGATGGTACTCGGGTCAAGTTGTTCACGACCAGTGGGTTGCTAACGGCTGGATATGCGGAGAAAGATACGGGCTGGGATGAAACTGACACGCCCTTGACCTATAACGTGATCTGGCAACCGATGACGGAAGACCCCAACTCTCAGTCAGCTTTGGGCAAGGATGGACTCACTGAGGCGTTCCAGGTCGCTGATGATGACGTGGGGCAGTTCTTTATCGATGGGTCGGGTTCTGCTCGGTACGAGCCGTACCTTCACCGATTGCCGTCTTCGGGGCATCACCGGACATCAATCAAGAAGTGGTATTCCAGCGCACAGACTCCCGCGGAAACAGACATCTATTTCGAGGATTTGATATGGGATGATGGCAAAGACCGGGCGGAAAACGACATATCCTATCGTTGGCACAAAGTCAATCTAGCGGCGGCGGCGCAAGTCTACCGCCTGCACGTTGATGATATTCCGCTTATTCCTCATGGGCAGACGTTCGCAGTAACAGCCGTAGGAGAAGGGGACATAATCGCGGACCCCCGAGTCCCGGTTCACACAACGGATATTACGGTCAACACAGAATCCGGTGGTGGCGGAACAGATTTACTAGCTTCGATAATCACTAATTCCGGGACGGTTGCTGCGTCAGGATCGACCGCCTTCAACCTAGAAGATTCCACGGTGGGGCATTTTACTGGGACAGTACGCAATGGCAAGCATCAGGTCCGCATTACTGACGCTTCGGGCACAACTGCCTTGGGGTTCATCGGGACCGCTGATACAGATGGCGACGGCACCAAGGTCATTCTCTTTACTGATAAGGACTTGGGGACACCGGGCTACGTTGACACGGACACCGGCTGGGATGAAACCGACACGCCTCTTACCTATGCGGTTTATAACGTGACTCTAGAATTGATTACCGGTTTTGAAGGGAACACCCGGCAGATACGGGTGATTAACAGTTCCGCGTCTGACGGGTTTATAACTTTTCTTCAGTTATATGCCAAAAAAGGAACGAAAGTCAATGAGTCCATAGCTCGGGCGGAGAATGCCGAGTCACAGTCATTCATCGGGCGACGCCGGATCGAACACACGAGTTTACATCTTGACAAATTCGTGTCATGCCAACGTCGCGCTCGGGCACGGCTTGGAGAGCGGTCGGTTCCTCGTGAGCGGGTGGTGCTGACCATGCACAACGCGACCCAGGCCAACTTGATGCAGATGATTCACCGGCAGATGTCTGACCAGGTGGACATTGCCTATAGCGATATGGGTATCGACGCTCACTACTGGGTTGAAAAGAAGACCCTTGAGCTTACAGAAGGAAATACCAAGGTGGAGTGCGACTGGGAACTCACTTCGGTTGATACGTGGCTGGCTGGTAGCGCAACTAATGGGGCACGCTGCGGCTTGGCAAGGTGTCGGTAAGTGGCTAATTACACGGACCTGAATGCGGGCGACCCGATCCTGGCAGCAGACCTTAACGCGCTGTCAGACGACACTATCGACGGGACCACCGGCCATCAGCACAGCGGCAGCCAAGACGGGCACGCTACTCTCAAGCCTACGACAATAGGGAGTGGTGCCAGTGTCACTTGGGATGGCCGGGTTCTTTTTGACAAGGGTGCTGATCTTGCGTCAGGGTCAGCAATGACTCCTGGTACAGACGGCAACTATTTTGACATCACTGGTACCACTACGATTACTTCTATTGCGACGCTACAAGCTGGAACCATCGTAATCTTCCAGTTCGACGGCGCGTTAACTCTCACTCACAATGCTACGACTTTGATCCTCCAGGGGTCAGGGAACTTGGTAACTGCTGCGGGGGACATTGTTGCGTTTATTTCTGAGGGTAGTGGCAATTGGCGGGAGCTATGGCGGCGGCTTGCGGCCGCGGCCGCAAGCGCCACCGAAGACCTTCAAGAGTTCACATCTAGTGGTACTTACAC